CGCCGCATCACTCAGCTTCCGCACCCCAGCAAACACCTGTGCCTTGTCTGCGCCGGGGGTTATCGTACCCGTTGCTAGGCTGTCATCTATGCCGTCGAACTTGAGGTAGTACGGGAAGCCGGAAGTGTCGTAGTCCGGGTTTCCGGCCACTGTAGATGTGCCGTAGGTTGCTGCGCCTACACGCTGATAGACAGGAAGAGTAGCGCCAGAGGTTGATGACCTAAAATCTGGATGCCATACATCTACCGCGTCACCACTGGTACCCAGCAGAATACCGTAGTTGCCTGCTCCCGTTGTCGAGGTCACGGTTGTCGTGAACAACTGCCAGCTTGTAGTCAGCGATACAGTGATGACTTGGTTAGAAGCGCCTTCACCGAGATAGATGAACACGTTTCCACTTCCGGTGCGGCGTCGAACCCAGATGTAACCGCTATATCCAAAGCCAATTGTAGTGGTCACAGATTTACGCGCAAACGAGTTTGCGCCTGTGGCGGTAATCGTAACTGCTGTTGATCCGCCGTTGGGGTCTGAAACGCCAGTTCCCACAGTGACGGTGGATTGGTTCCAATCAGACAGCGTTTCCGTCTGCGTCAGCAGATTGACCCTAGCCGACAGCACGGGGCGGGATGCGGAGGTGGCTTGTGAGGCGTGGTTGCCCCTGCCCGACTTGTCCAAAATCTTCCCGACAGGCTGCTCCACCGCAGTAACGGGGGTTGATCCGGCGCTGTCCTGAAACATCGTGGAGAAGTCGCTCGGGTCGTACCACGCGCCCTGCTCGCCCGCTGCGAACAACAACGCCGGCGAAAACTGACCCGCAGACAGCATCATCACGCCGTAACTGGGCTGATAATAGTCCAGATACCGCTTGATGCGATCTCCACCATCATACCCAGCAGGCGAACGGATCATGCGTAATACGATACGTTAAGAATTGCGGAAGCGGTCTGTTGGAAGAAACGGATCGCCTTGAGATCGCCGTCGTAAGACAGCGAGACGCCCGTGGCGAGCGGCATGCCAACCGTAGCCGAGGGCGCCGTGCCATCATCGCGCCAGCGTACAGCCTGCGTTTCCGCAACGATCAATGCCAGAGTGGCCCCCGCCGGCACTGTCAGTGCCGTAGAAGCAGACAAACTGGTGATCTGCTGGTAGCCGAGGCAGACCGTAGTGGTTTTAAGGCCCATAAACGTTGTCCTTATGCGAGGAATTTCAACTTGTAGATGCTTGTGTAGTACAAACCGACAATTTCGTCGATAACGTTTTGTATCGCGGTACACTCTTTATCGACAACATCGTACCGCGTTTTTTCAATCTGATCTACCTGGCGTTCCAAAAACTCCAGAATGCTGTTGGAATTGTCCGCCGACAGCAGCGCAATCGGGCCAATCAGGCCGTATTTGCCCTGATACATCTCCGCAAACTTGTCGGCCAAGTCAACGATTTCATCATAGAAACCGTTGAGCGCCATGTGTTTGGCAAAGGACCGCGTGTTCAGATGCGCAGAATGCGCAACATCGCGTGACAGGAACAGCAAGCCTACAAACTTATCGCAGCCGCTCATGCGGAAGCTCCTTGAGGTGTCATTTGATCAGTTGGAGGCATGCCACGGTCGCCGGTGGGCTGCGGCATCATCGGGCGGCCGTTGGAGATATCGCCCGTTTCAACGGCGGCGGCAATGGTGCCCATGACAATGTCATGTATCTGTTCGGCTGTCATCCCGGCAGACGTAGCCGCGATGCGCTTGGTTTCCGCCTCATACGCCTTGATGCGCAGCTCCTGCGCATCCATCGACGACTGCACGTTATTGAGCAAGCCCATAGCTTGCTGAAGCTGCTGCCCCAGATCTTGAATTTGCTGTTCAGCCGCTTGCAGTTCCGGCGGCTTGTCGTCGGTCGCCAGCACTTTCGGGTCGATGATCTTCTTGAACCGCTCGGCCATCTCCTGCGCGCCCGGCCAATCCATGTTCTTGATGAACAGGTCGCCTGCGACCTGCCACAACTGCGGGCTGGTCTGAAGAATGTTGCCCATCGCCTCAACGGCTTCCTGGCGCTTGGTCAGATAGCTTGGCCCGGTGGTGACGATGACGTCATATTGGCCGATAGATGGGTTGTATATCTTGTCGATGGTAATGCCCGCCGCATCGACGATCTTTTTGACCGCTTCCATCTGGTTCGGGTTGATCCGCGCCTTTTCAACTTCACCGTCAACGCCGATGATGCGGGCGACGCGTTCAGTATCATAGATTTTTGGGATCATATCGACAAGCTGGCGCGCGATATGACGGACCGCACGGCCAAGGTTATCGACAAAATGATACGTGCCTGTGTCGCCTTCTTGGACACGGGCGCGGATGGCGGTGCCAGAGCGTTCGTTGCCCTGCTGGCCCAATGAGGCGTTATACTGCCCTGTGGTGGACTTGATGTCCTCCGCAGCGCCCATTTTGGCCTGAATGAGCCCCGTCTGGGCCATTGGCGGTACTGAGCGCTGGGGTAGTGGCAGGGTGTTGCCCGCGCCGTCCTGAACGTCCGGGTTGACTTCCAGATACGGCCAGTTGGTCGTGTTGGCGGTCTTCCACTGCTGTTCGTAGCCCTCAAACTGGCCGCCGTAGCCAATGAACGGGGCTTTGGGCGCCAGAGCCAGCATCTCGGCTTCCTGACTGACCCAGTAGTTGTACATGCGCTGCGCGTCCTTGGCGTTGCGCACAAGGCCGGACACATACAGCCTGCCGTCTACCTCAAACTCGTTACCGACGACGCGCACGACCGGAATGTACTTGCCCAGCCACTCACGTTCGTCCAGCACGTCGTAACCGTTGGTCTTGACCCACATGACACGACAACGGTCCGCCACACGGGACCGCAACGGCCGCACGAACTGCATCTTCAACTGCATGTCCTGCGGCGTGTTTTCAAACGCAGTCACGTTGCCGGGGTAAAGGTTCAGCGTGGTTTTCGTGTAGTCAAGGTAGAAGTATTCCGCGATACGGATCGTGTTCTCCGACAGCCACATGCTGAGAGACTGATCGCCAATGCCGCGCGTCATGATCGAACTGATTGGCGCAGCGTTGGGGAACATTCGCTCGTAGTCGGCTTTCAGAATGTCTTCCGTGATGAAACACCACTGCGCGTCAGACCCGCACGGGTCTTGGATCGTGGGGTCCATGTACACGCTGAACGAACTGCGCACACGACCGATACGCAAATCCTGATCGAAGCTGTCTTCGCCAGTGTATTCCGTCAGTATACGGATGTATCCTTCGCCGTAGATAACCTGGTTATCGCATGCGGTGTCATACGCCACGTCGGCGTCGGACATATACTCGATATGGCGGATGATGCCGTCGAACACCGCAGCGACCGCCACGTCGGCATTATCGTCAACCGGGATCACCTTGCTGGTCGGACGGTTCTGGCGCTGCTGGTTCGTGACTTGCCGCACATGCTGCGGCAACTTGTTGATGGTCAGGCAAGGCCGCGCGTTGATGGTCTGACCCTGCACGGACCCACGGGTCGCCAGCACGTCAGCCGGCCACTGCCACTGGTTGTCCGGCGAGCCCGCCATGAAGCGCAGGTCGTCCAACTCATCTTCGCGGCTGTCACTATACGCCGAGATGGCCATAGTGAACCGCGAACGCATGGTCGCCAACAAATCTGACTTGTCGCCGTTAGCAACCGTTTCTACCGCTGTTGCCATTTACCGATAATCTTTTGATCGGGTATTTTTATTTATAAACGATCCGCCAAGTTTGAGCGCCGCCGTAAGCATCTGCGCACCTATCGGACGCTTACCCACCGGCGTGTCAGGCGGGGTACGCATCGGTGACTTGCCAAGCATGCTATTCAGCCCCTGCTTAAGAATGGGCTGAAGATTAGCGCGGGTGTTTGTAGGACTTGTTGTGACGGCGCGCGGTGTGACGCTGGGTGTGGCGCGCGGTGTGACGCGCGCTGTAACAGGCGGCGCGGTGGGGCGCTCATCAACAGTAGTGCGGATAATATTCTTTTTAGGCTTGGCCATGACAACCTGCTTCTTAGCCGGCGCGCCGATAAAACCGCCCATAACTGATTTAGCCATTATTTTACACCTTTTTTGACGCTGCGCTTGACGGCATACGCGATGGCAACGGCCTGTTTTGGCGGTTTTCCGGCTTTGATTTCGGCCTTTATGTTCTTGCGGAAGGCCCCTTTTGAAGGTGATTTTACCAGCATCACTTCTTCCCTGTTTTGGCTGACTTGCGGAAGGCAGCAGCCGTTGGTGCCCCTTTGGCGCCCGGTTTACGCATCTTTTCGCCCGATCCGGCGGCAATTCGGGCCTTCTTGGCGGCAATATTTGCGTATAGCCCCGTTTTCATCCGCATTTCCACCGTTTCATAGAGGCTTTGGCCCGCTCGGCGTTCTTAGACTTGGCGACCACGCCGCCCATTCTGGCACAAAACGAGGCTTTCCGGCCCTTGTCGGCTGCCGTCTTGGGCGTCGGCGCGGGCGGCTTCAGGTTCGACCCCGTCGCCCGGTTGTACTTGGCCCGACCTTTGGCGGTCAGGCCCGCACCCTTGCCGACAGGTAGCTTCTCACCGCGACCGACGGACAGGCTCACCATGTTACTGGCAGTGGATGATCGCGAAGTTGATGACGAGAGCTTCACCGCGCGACGTGGCGGTCAGGTTACGGAGCGTGATCACCGCAGAACCGGCACCCATGCTGCTGACATAGACCGTGTACGCCACCGGATCGGCAACCGCGCCGCTGCTGATGTTCAGGATCAGGATGTCATTGGCACTGATGTAGGAGTTGGTCAGCGTGAACGACACCGCAGTCGTGCCCGCCAGCGCGGCGTTGTTCATCGTGATCTGGCCGGCGCCCTTGTTCAGCGTGACGCCCGTGGACTTGTCCGTCGCCTGGGTGACGGTGCCCTGCGCGGCAGCGGTGTAGCCAAGTTCGCCGTTGGAGTAAATCTGATCTGCGCCGATGATGTCCTGATCGCTATACGCGACGCCAATCGGTTTGGTGTTTCCCATGATTACGATCCTAGCCAAGATGTTGAAACGCTGGACGGACCATATGCCCTGCGCGGCGTCCTGTCAACGGAGCCTGTTCGAGACGCAACCGGGAAGGCAAACGTCACCGCGATGGCGTCGGCGGCGTCTGGCGAGGCCAACCCCCGCGACTTCATCTCTTTCTTGCCTTCCAAGAACAGCGTGCCCTTGCTGTCTGGCTTGGTCATGGGCGATGTCAAGTCCGTCTTGAGCCGCCGGTCAGCCGGGATCGACGCGGTTTTGAGCCACTCCCGCATCAGCCCCCACATCTCGGCGCGTTTGTTGCCGTACATGATGGGCTTTGATGACCGGCTACCGAAATTGACGCCCTTCACCTTATACCGCTGCTCCTTCAGCCGGTCCACGACGCCGGCGCCAAGGCCGCCTTCGTCAACGACCGTAAACACCGGCTTGTACTCCTCGATGGCCTCAATGACGTGGCCGACGACCTCCATCGTGTCGTCGCCCTGATACCGTTTGATGGCTATGATGTCGCGCCCCTGCCGGACCGCGATGACGGTGGCGTCCGCCCCGAACCGTGCCGGGTCGACGCCGAGGACGATAGGGGCGGAAGTGTCCTTGTAGCGCGGGCGCCCCATGGCATCGTCAACCAGGTGAACGGAGACGAATTGATCATCTCCAGCGCCCGGAAACTCGCCGTAGACCTCAACATGCGCTTGAATACTATCCGACCCGTACTCCTGGATGATCTGCTCATAGACTGCCTTGTCCGTACTCTCGACCGACCGCGCGTCCACGGTCATGTTGCGCCAGAAGTCCCGCTTGGCGTGAAACGCCTCGTAGAAGTAGCCCTGATTGCGGCGGGGGTTGGAGAACGCCATCCAGAAGCGGTTGGGCGTGTTTTCCGTAAAGAAGCCCTGCGCCACCTGCCAGATCGTGTCCGAGATACCCGACGCCTCGTCAAAGACCAGCAACACGCCGTCGAAGTTGTGGACGCCCGCGTAGGCGTCCGGGTTCTCCTCCGACCACAGCCGACCTTCGACGCCCCAGTAGCGCGTGCCCTTCTTCAAGTCGCGCTCGACCAGATCGGCCAGCCATCGTGCAGGTGCGACGCGCGTCGCGCTGACCTCGAACCAGTGGCTGTTGAGGGCCAGTGCCATCCACTTGGTAATCTCGGCCCATGTGACCGACCTGAGCTGCGTCTCCGAGTTGGCCGACACCAGTGTCGTGGACCCGATGCGGGTGGTCAGCATCCAGATGACCAGCCAGGAGACGAGGGCCGACTTGCCAATGCCACGGCCCGACGACACCGCCATGCGGAACACGTCATAGTCAATCTTGCCGTTGTTCTGCTGGATGTGGGCAGCCAACTGCTGCAGCACCTCGCGCTGCCACTTGCGCGGCCCGGCGAAGTGCTCCAGCGGCGTGCCGGGCTGGCCCCACGGGAACAGCCACATCACGAACTTGAGCGGGTCGTCCTTCAGCGTAGGCGACCATAGCGTCGCCATCAACGCCTGCTCGTCCTCTGCGCTATAGATCGGAACCTGCACTTGGCAGCACCTCCATTGCGGTCAGGTTGATGACGCGCTGCTGCGCCTGCTCCAACGCCGCCGTTATGCTGATCTTCTGGTCGATGGTCACTTCGATGGCCTGCTTGGCGGCCCAGCCGTGGGCGTAGCGCAGGACCTCCAGCGCCGCCTTGGCGTCGCCCGCCTCGGCAGCGGCGTACAGCGTGGCGGCCATCGCCTGCTCACCGTCGGCGCGGCCCTTCTGTTCAGCGAACTCCGCGATGGGGTCCATCTGCGCCAGGCTGCGGTACTCGGTGGGCGTCATCCCCGCCGCAAGGGCCAGCGCGTCGCCCTTCAGCCCCAGCTTGGCAGACCGATAGATGGCCTCCAACCGCGCCTCAGTGGCGACCAGCGGACGCGGGTCGTAAGGAAGTGAGTGGAAAGTCACTTAGTTCCTTTTTTGGCTGACATAGTCGAACGGATGGTTCTCTTGGGGGTAGGAAGGGACGGCGTAAAGGACATGCCTTTCCCTGACGTTTCGCGCCCGAATTGGCCCGCGCCGCGATACAGATCCCACTCAGACGCGGCTTTGCTTTTGCGGTCGCGGGCAATCTTGGCGGTCGTTTTCTTGGTGTCAGGATTGCGGATTGTTCCTTTGGGCATGATGCGCTCCTGTTGAGGGATGCAGGGGAAAGTAGCAGACTAGGCAATGAGGGTCACGAAAAAAATTTTCGGCTGTGACCCCTGGCCACAGCAACCTCGGCCGGCGTCGGGCCCATCCCCCCCCGCCCATTGACTGAACAGTCAGTCAAATTGAATGACCATTCAGTCAGTCAGCCAATTGACTGACTGTTCAGTCAGTGGCCATGACTGACTGACTGGTCAGTCAGTGAAGACATATTGAATGACCATTCAGTCTAGCCACGGATTGCGCGGCGCTTGTCGCGGGTACGGATTCCAAGGCTTGGGGTTTACTACACCTAGCGGCGACAAGCTGAAGCGAGTTCCGTTTGCCAGCACATAAATAACTTTCTTTGGTGTGCGTAACGATAGTTCAGCGTCAACGGGTAGCAATGGCGTCAGTTTTTCCACAATCGCCTTGCCCTGGTTTCGCGTCACGTTTCCGTACGCGTTGGCGCGGATCATCCAATCTTTCAGTTCCTCAGCCGTGCGATAAGTGGCCAAAGGGTAAATAACCGCGATAAGCGCCATTTGCGTCTCCATACGTTAATAACGCTATATAAGCGGTTTTTACAGTCCTCGCAAGGGGTGAAACGGCGTGGGCGGTTAGGGGTGGCGGGGGTCACAGATTTTACATCACGACTTGATACGCCGCATCGCTGCATTGCAACATAACGATTCCTTTATATGTATATCAACTTTTATCTAACTATAAAGAATAGATAACCCATAATACCCATACGCCGATGGAATATAGCTTTTAGGCCTCCGAAAACCGCCCCTCACGCTACCCCGCCGATACCCCGTCAACTACCCCACGAAAAACGGCCGCCGCGTCTGCTACTACACGCTAGCGTGTAGCACGTCTAAAAATCGGCGTCAATCCATGAAATCGGAAAGCGTTTGGTACAGGTCCGGCACATGACGTCCAGGCATATACTCGGCAT